GAACTACGCGCCTGCTTATTACGCCTGCGTTTGAAATGACGTTACCTACAAAGTTTGCGCGTCGCGCGTCTATGGTAGGCAACCGTGAACTACAGCGCTGGACTGTAAGCACTAGGGCCGCAATACTTGAAGGCAAAGTAAGGCACGACGGAAGCCAGCTATTAGCGCAACACATAGAACGCGCCGTAGCCGTCAAAAATCAGGGCGCTATAACTTTGTCTAGTTTGCGTAGCCCAGGTCCAATAGAACTAGCACGCTGTTTAGTGTTCGCTGTAAGTATGGTTAGCAAACCTTCAACAATAGGTAAACCGTTAATAGTTAGCACGCGTGGCGCTATATAGGTTTTGTTATCGGCTAAGGTAATGCGCGGGTAGCCGTCGAGTTTTAAGACTTTCTCGGTTCACGACTGCGGCGGCTACCTATCACAAAATTTCTTTTAAATTGTGGCATACTTACCCAATGGCTTTATTCGCGCGCAAACCTGAACCAGCTAAACAAGTAAAAGCGGCTGCAGGTAGTAACGCCGGCGCTTCACAAATTGGCAACTTCTACGCCTACAGCGACGGAAGCCAACGCCAACGCTTTATGCAAGTGCCTACTATTTCGCGTAGTCGAGATTTGATGTGTTCAGTTCTCGGCTGCCTAAAACTAGAATTATTTAAAGAAATCTGGAACGGCGAAAAATTAGAATTAGTGCCAGAAGCGCCGCGCAGCTGGTTACAGCGAATAGACAAAGGCGTAACAAATAACTTTATTCTAAGTTTTACGTTAGATGATTTATTATTTTATGGTCGCGCATTTTGGTACATAACCGAACGCGATAGCACGGGCTACCCAAGTTCTTTTACGCGTCTGCCTGCCGCAATAGTTACAACGCAAGACCAAGCACAAAGTAGCGGCGTATGGTTTGGGCCGTCTAAACAAATATTGTTTCAAGGTTTACCTATTCGCTGGGAAGATTGCGTACAATTTTTAAGCCCAATACAAGGCCTAATTTATACCGGCGCAACTTCTGTAGATACGGCGCTAAAACTTGAACAGGCCCGCAACCGCAACGCAAGCAGTTTGCAGCCAGCCGTTACCCTTCGGCAAATGGGCGGCGAACCTATGTCGCCGCAAGAATTACGCGATTTAGCAGCGGCCTACGACGAAGCACGTTTTGCTTCTGCTACAAGCGCTGTTAACGAATTTGTAGAAGTAATACCCAATATGGCAACGCCGGACAAAATGCTACTTATTGACGCCGCCGAATATCAGGCAAAAGAAATCGCACGTATTGCAAACGTACCCGCCTATTTAGTTTCTGTAAGTATTGGTAACTACAGTTATGTAAGCAGCGCAGAAGCTTCGCGCGATTTATACAAGTTTGGCGTTAAGCCGTACATAGATTGCATACAAGAAACGCTTAGCGCTAATAACGTTTTACCGCGCGGGACCGTAGTAAGGTTCGACATTGAAAGTTATTTAGAAAGTTACGAAATGCAAGAAGAAGAAGAAGAACTAGTACAAGAAACGCAGGTTAATAATGCTTAGATTAACGCCGCAAGAATTAAATTTAGACGCAGCGCCCGCTAGTGCCACGCTGCCAAGAAGAACATTAGCGGGCGTTGCTTTGCAATACGGCGTAGAAGCTGTAGTAAGCGACGGCCAAAAAGTACGCTTTGAAGCTGGCAGTTTGCCACTTGAAGGCAAGAAACCTAAAATGTATATGTATCACGACGCAACCCAGCCAATAGGTTTGGTAACGGCCCGTGAAGTAGTAGGCGATACGGTGCTATTTGAAGCCCGCATAAGCGAAACGCGTCAGGGCGACGAAGCACTACAACTAGCAAAAGACGGCGTACTAGATAGCGTTTCCGTAGGTATTTTGCCAGTCGAATTTAGTTTTGACGAAGCCGGCACAATGGTAGTAACCAAAGCTGACTGGCAAGAATTAAGCCTACTACCTTTCGGCGCTTTTGAAGCCGCTAAAGTAGAACGCGTAGCGGCCAGTATCCACCAAAACGAAGATGAAGTAGTGTTAAATAGTAAACAAGACCCAGAACAAGAGGTAAAAAAAATGGAAACAGAAACCCCACAAGCCGTAGAAGCTGCAGCCGTTCACACAATTTACGCGCAACCGCGTAAACTTCGTTTGCCTAGCACTTCTGAATATATTGCTAGCTACGTTCGCGGCGGTGCAGATTTTGCACAGATGAACGCAAACATTAAGCAAGCAGTAATTGAAGCAGCGCCGGGCGTCGCACCATTTATTAACACTGAAAGTACCCCAGGTATTTTGCCAGAAATTATTACTGGTTCTGTATACGACGGACTTAACCCAGTGCGCCCTTTTGTTACTGCTATCGGTACGCGCGCTATGCCACAGCAAGGCGCAACGTTTCGCAGGCCAAAAATTACAACACGGCCAGTAGTTACGCAACAGTCCGCACAGTTTGACCAGCTAAACGCTTCGACTGTTGTAGTTCAAAACAATGACATTTCTAAATTGTCGTTTGGTACTTTTGTTACAGTGTCCGAACAGGATTTAGATTTTTCAGACCCTGCAAGCATTGACATTATTTTGAACCAATTAGCTATTGCTTACGGTCAGGCAACTGACAACTACGCAATAGATACTTGCCACGCTGCAATTACACAAACATCTTCTATTGCAGACACTGCAGTAGGTGCGGACTGGGTAGCAGCAATTTACGACGGTGCGCGACAAATTAGCGAAAGTTCAAACTATTTGCCTAGCCACTTGTTTATAACGCCTACTAGCTGGGCTGCGCTTTCGTCGTCAGTAGATGACCAAAACCGCCCAGTATTTCCATACACAGGCGCACCAAATTTAATGGGCCAAAACGCAGCAGGTAACGCGGCCGCTAACACTTGGAACGGCAACCCGCTAGGCCTTGTGCTTGTAGTTGACAAAAACGCCCCAGGTTCGTTTATGGGCCACGCAGCCGGACCAGCTGCAGGCTTCGAGTTTTACGAACAGCAAAAAGGCGCAATTAGCGTTGAAGTACCTGCAACATTGGGCCGCACTATTGCGTTCAGAGGTTACGCAGCCGGGTTTATGGCTGACGCTACTAAGTTCGTTAAGTTCGTCTAATAGCCGAAAGGTAGGCCAGCTATGGCCGTCTATTCGGTCAAACAAAAATACTTAACCGATAACTACGCAGTAATAGTTTTAGTTACTAACGCTGACCCGTTAGAAGTAGGGCAAAGCGTAACTATCGCAAGTGTTGACGCAACTTTTAACGGTACATATACCGTATTTGCTTTACCGCAATATTATTTCACAGGCGTAGACGAAGAAGGTTTTTTACTCTACGACATTGAACTACCTATCGCTAATCAGGTGCTTTACGCTAAAACAGCTGACAACGTAAACATAGTGGCCGCAACCGGCACACTAACCACGACGCCGGTTTGTACGTGGATTACAGCGCAACAAATAGAAGACTGGCTAGGTATCGGTACAGCTACTGCAGCTGATACAGCATTTTTAACTACTTGCGCTTTGGCTGCTAATAGTTTTGCGTATCGTCGAAGGCAGGAAGCAGGCTATAAAAACGAAAGCCTTACAAGCGTGCCAAATGGTTCGGTAAGTCTGGGAACGATTATGTATGGTGGGGCGCTTTATCGTCAACGCGGCGGCGTAACAGATTTTGCTAGTTTTGACGGTTTAGGTACAGGTAACACTATGGGCCTATCACCAATGATTAAACAGCTGTTAGGCGTGGATAGGCCAGCGGTTGCGTAATGCCCCAAAACTTTACTGACCTGTTCAATACCGCGCTAACAAACTTAACTACAACACTTGAAGGCGTTACAGGCCTACAAGTAGTAAACGACCCGCGTAACCTTGTACCGCCCTGCGCTTTTATAGACGCGCCCAGCTTCGAAGCGTTTAACGCAAACATAGTAAAAATGCTGTTTCCAGTACGCGTAATAACGTTAGGACCAGGCAACCTAGACGCGCAACGCAGCCTATTAAACCTGGCTAGCAAAGTCTTAGGCGCAAACGTAGGCGTAACAGACGGCAGGCCTACAGAAGCATTAGTAGGCGGCGTAGCGTATCCCGCCTATGATTTAACTATAACAATGCAAGCACAAACCCAGTAAAGGCACAATATGGCACAATACATAGTTACTAGTGATAGGTTCGCTAATTGTAAACGCGGCGATATTTTAGACGGCAACGATTTAGAAGCAGCCGGTATAAATATTGACGTGCTTATAGATAGCGGGCATATATCCACATATACGCCTAAAAAATCTGCTAAAACTAAAGATACAGAAACAGACAAGGACTAACCCAATATGGCTACTTCAGTTTATTTAAGTTCACCAGCGCTAACTATCAACGCGGTAAATCTTACGGACCAGGCTACTAGTGCCGTGCTTACGTACACATTAGAGCAGCTAGAAACTACAAGTTTCGGAGATATTGCTCGCAAGTACGGCGCAGGTTCGATAACTTCATTACAAAACAACACTTTTGAAGTAACGCTATATCAAAGTTACGAAGCGACAGAAACAGAAACAACTATTTACGGCCTTGTCGGTATTAACAACTGTACTATTACAGTTTCGCCTACTGCTGCAGGTCTTGTAACGCCTACGGCTACTTCGCCTAAATATACTTTGACAGGCACATACTTAGAAAGCCACACGCCAATCAACGCAAGTCTTGGCGAACTGTCAACAATTACTCTTACGTTTACAGGTGGCACGTTAACTAAAGCCGTCGCGTGATGACGCGGCTTTGGCCGCTGAGAATTAACAAAAAACAAGCCGCGTTTAATAAACGCCGTACCGAGAAAGGCAAGTAATGCAACTAACACTAAAAGCCGTATTTAACGACGGCACAGAATACGAAGTACAAACAAACCTAATGACGCTGGTCGCGTGGGAAAGAAAATATAAGCGCAAAGCGTCAGATATGGCGGCAGGCATAGGCGTAGAAGATTTAGCGTATATGTGCTACGAAGCCAGCCGGTTGAACAAAATAACAGTGCCAGCAAATCTAGATTTATTTATCGGCAGTTTAAAAAACATTGAAGTAGTCGAGCAGCACGACCCAAAAGCAGACCCGGAAGCTTAAGGTATGTAATGGCCGAAATACTGGTAGCTACTGGTTATTGGCCTAATGACGTACCCTACGAACTTGGCGATGTATATGCGGTAATAGAAATTTTAAACAAAAGAAATAAAACGTATGTCTAACCCAAAACTTGTTTTACAAATTGAAGGCATAAAAGAAACGCTTGCCGAACTAAACAAATATGACAAGGTTTACAGACGACAAGTAACCAAAGACATTAAAGGCGCAGGTGCGCCGATTATTAACACTGCTAGGCAACTTATAGGCGACGTACCGCCGCTATCGGGTATGGCACGCGGCAAACTTATTAAAGGCCGCGAAGTGTATTGGTCTAACAAAACCGCTAAAGCTGGGTTAAAAATTAAAGTAGGCAGGCGCGCTAGTCGAGGCGGCACGGTGCAATTTAAAGATAACTTTGACGCCGAAATTAACCCGCGCGAAAGCCACAGCGTTACGTTTAAAGCCAGGCCTTATCAACTTATGGTGGCACAGCAAACAGACGCTGCAGGCGCTATTTATGACCACGCAGGCATTAAAACTAAAGGGCAGTTTGTAACTAACTTAAACGTAGAAGTAGGCAACCAGCCACGCGCTATAGACCCAGCTGTACAACAGCATAGAGAAACGGTGCAATTTGCCGTTAAAAGAATTGTAGACGAAGTAGCTAAAACGTTAAACAAAAAATTAAAGGTTCGCTATGGCAATTAACATACCGATTACCTCAACGTTTGACGACAGCGGTTTAAACAAAGCACAAAAAGCTTTAGCCGGTATCGGCGGCCCAGCTAACAAATTAGGCGACATATTAAAAGCTTCTGTAGTACCTGGCCTTATTGCTGCAGCCGGTTCGGTGCTTGTATTTACAAAAGGTTTAATGCCAGCTATTCAAGCCGCTAGCGATTTACAAGAAAACACAAGCAAAATAAAAGTAATTTTTGGCGACGCTGGCAAAGCCGTTACAGATTTCGCTAAAACGGCGGCTAGAGAAATTGGGCAAAGTCAAAACCAAGTTTTAGCGGCTGCCGGTACTTTCGGTACTTTTGGTAAAGCAGCTGGTTTAGCGGGCGACCAGTTAGCTACGTTTACAACTGACTTTATTACTTTGTCTGCAGATTTAGCGTCGTTTAATAACACAACCCCAGACGAAGCTATTAACGCTATTGGTTCAGCGCTTCGAGGTGAAGCCGAACCGTTACGCAAATTTGGCGTATTGCTTAATGACGCAACACTAAAAAGCGCTGCGTTAGAGCTAGGCATATATTCTGGCAGCGGTGCGCTAACAGCACAGCAAAAGATTTTAGCTGCACAAAAGGTTATTTACGAACAGACAGGTCC